TTCTGGGCCTGCTAAACTGGCTGAAGTTCTCACTCTCACGGAGTCCGCTGTTACGACTCTCTTGAAGCAGGAAGGTATCACAGCTGATACGTCGTACGTGACGAATCTGGTTAATGCGGTTGTTGCGATTCTCAATGTTACGAATGGGTCTGCTGTAGCTTAAGTTAACAGGAAACTCTATGGGGAGGGCAGCGTAGAGTCTGGTGTCATCAGTTACTGCCCCACAATTTAAATGGCCGATCTAGAACAAGCATATCAGAAATTAGCCGCTCTAGAAGAGTCAGATGCCCTCCTAGCACTTACCGCTCTTGAAGAACGTCGTCAACAGCAACATTATGCTAAGTATTGGAGCTGCGACCAAGATGATAACCACCGAATCTTTTTCGACAGTATCGAAGGTGATTTCGCCAAGTTTACCAAAGACATCAAAATCTTTGGGTTTCTTGGAGGTAATAGATCAAGTAAGACTGAACGAGGTGCCTTTCTCGCAGTTGCTTGGCTTATGGGCAAGGAATATTTCAGGGATGAACCATCTTGGAGGTATGTACAAAATCTTCCAATCCCCGAGCACGGATGTAATATTTGGGCTGTTGGGCTAGACTTCTCTGTTATTAGAGACGTTATCTGGAATGAGAAACTTCGCAGAGGTCACCAACATCCTGGTCTTCTTCCGGCGGTTCCCTCACCACTAATCATCCGTATAAGTGATTCAGAGTTCCAAATACAGGTTGACGTAAATGGACGTAAATCCAATCTCACATGTAAGTCCGCAGACTCTGGACGAGAAAAACTCCAGTCTGCCTCGGTTGATCTAGTATGGATCGACGAAGAGTGTGATGCGGAAGTCTTCGATGAACTTTTTCAGAGAACTGTTGATTGCGCTGGAAAGATCCTCATTACCCTCACTCCTCTCAATGATGTCGGGAGTGGCGTTAAAAAGCCTTGGATCTACGACATGCATAAAGAGTTCAAGAATGGCCGCAAGGATGTAGTGTTTGTTTCGTTATCTGCGTTGGATAATCCTTTTATCCCGGATGACGAAAAAGAGAAATTGAAAGAGAAGTGGGCAGGACACCCAGAAGAGCGGGCTAGATTGTACGGAGATTTCATTCGACGTTCCGGACTGGTGTACAGTCAATGGGACCCTACAAAGCACATTCTCAAGAAACAAAGTTTGCCGCAAGACTGGCGTAGAATCGTGTCGATTGACCCAGCAGCGACAGGTGTAACAGCGGCTGTGTGGGCCGCTATTTCACCAAGAAACGATGTTTATATATACAGGATATATTACGAACGGGACAAAATAGTTTCAGACCACGCAAAAAACATTCTTATACGAAATGCTGGGGATAAGATAGATACTTTTATAATCGATCCGTTTTGGGGTGCAAGTCGAAACGCAGAAAATCACAAACAAGGTTATCAGTTATACAGAGACAGTAATATCCCGTGTCGCCTAGCGCCGAGAGCTGAAGATTATGGACGGGACACTATGGCGGAATACCTTTCCGCTACTCTTAATCCCGCATCACGACATCCGAAATTTTTCGTAGTTGGAGATTGTCCAGAATTTGTAAACGAAATTGAATCGTACATTTGGGACAGTTATTCTAAAGGTATGTTGAAGGGCATGTCAAAAGATAAACCTATGAAAAGAAATGACCACTGTATTAATGCAGTGCAATATCTTCTTTCTTTAAAACCAAAAGGAAAGGTGGGGGGTTCGATTAACCCGAACAATCCAAACAATAGCTATACTTGATACCAAAAAGGGTTTTATCTCCAGAGCAAAAACAAAAGGCAGCAGACGCAACAAGGCGATGGAAAAGTAAGCATCCAGAATATAAAGATAGGCGAAATGCTATACGAAGAGGTTTGCCATCGGATCACCCGTATCGAATTAAAGCAAAGAAAGATACAGCAGCTTGGAAACAAAAACACCCCGGATATGACGCAGAGCTGGCTCAAGTAGAGCGTTTAAAACTTTTAGAGTTGTGGGATTCGAGATGCGTAAGGTGTGGCTATAATGAGAATCACAGGGCGTTAGAGATAGATCACATCAACGGTGATGGTTATCTAGAGCGTAACCAAAAAGAGTATAGGGGAAGCGGTAGAAACTATACAGGTTGGAGAAAGATGTTGAATGATCCAGATGTCAAGTTAAAATATCAAGTTCTATGCGCAAATTGCCATAGAATTAAAACTTTCGAAAATAACGAACATAGAAAACGAGAACCCTCCTAAGGAGGTGATCCAACTTCTACCAGGCAAACCCCTCTAATCAAGTTTCGACAGGTTATCCTGCCGATTGGCAACAAAAGTAACAAAGGTTTTACAAACTCAATAAAAGGATAATCTAATAATATGGCAATCACTGCTGTTAATGCTGGCTGGAATACCGGTGGCCCAACTGCTAGCGGCCAAATCCTGGCCTCTAATGCTGCTTCGGATACCGAGGTAGCGCTAGTTTTTACCGCAACCGCAACTTTGGACGGATCTACAACCACGTTTAACCTTAATTTTATCGACGGAACCGCTACTCTCAATTTTACTCCTAAGGGTGTACTGTTGAATGTCGTTGGGGGAACGCAGCAGGCCGCGTCTCCTGTGTACGCGAGTGCGGGAATTGCAACCTCAACTCTCGTTCCCGTCTATCTTAGTGGCGCTGGCACCTCGGCTAACACTGTCAAAATCGCTGGAATCGTCCTCAAGTAAAAGGAGAATTAAATGAGTCTATTTACTGGCGAATTCGTAGCGGTTGCTGACGGCTCCACATGTGGGCCATATAAGATTATCAATGATTATAAAATTGAGATTAATCTTGTAGCGGCTTCAGCAACAAAAGGTTACGTGTTTATCGCCCCCTCTGGTTATCAGGTGGTGGCTGTTCGAGAAATTCATGCTGTAGCTGGTGGGTCTGGAGCAACGGTCAATTTTGAACGTCTTGTCTCTGGAACCGCGCCAGGTTCTGGTATCGCAATCCTCACGACTGCTATGCCATTGAATGGTACAGCTAATGCCTCGCAGTCCACTGCGGCTTCTAACATCATCAACACTCCAGGCACTACGGGTACTCAGCTTCAGGCAACTGATTCATTGGGTTATGTACTGTCGGGAACACTCACTGGCTTGGCCAATTGCACGGTGCAGATTAGTCTAGCAAGGGTCTAAATGTATTTAGTAGTTTTGCTGTTTGTTCTACTGGCATCATTTGATGCTTGGTTTACAGCAAAACGAATTCCACAACTTGGGATCGAGGCGGAATATAATCCTCTGATTCGATGGCTGTCGTACCGGTTTGGTATTAAAACCGGAATTTACGTTGGCATCCTCGGTCCCACGTTGATACTCGTTGGAATTAGTTTTGTTTGGCCTTGTGTACTAATCTACTTGTTGGGATGTCGAACAACACTATTTGCTTTTCAAATGAAGGTTATTAATGCTGACTGAATCACAACAGAAGAAGCTCGACGAACTTCTCGACCCCACCAAAGTAACGCTTTACTGCGGCTTGCATAACTACTTTGGTCCCGCTAAAAACGGTGTAGAGACTAAACCGGCACAGGGTTGTCCGCGCTGTTGGACGGTGCTTTACTTTCACGATATCGCCAACGCCCCTCCGGATCAACGAGCAGAGCGTATGGACGAGCTAGAGGCAGTGGTTCACAAGATGTGTGAGATGGCAGCTAAAGGTAAGTGGGATTATGAACCATATCGTCACGCAAAGATTGAAATTGAAAAGGACGCAAACTAATGGCAACACCTTTGTTTTATCCGATTGTAAAAGGTTCTGATGGGGTGGCCAATGCGACCACGACTGCTATTACGGCGGGCGCAGTTGCTACGTTTACGGTGAACCCCAATACTCTTTTTAGAATTACTGGGACTACTGGTATTAATGTTCGCTTCGGGGACTCTAGCATCACTACGGCGACTGCCAACGACATGTATATCCCAGCGAATCTTCCAGAAATTTTTGATAGTGGCAATGCTACAACTATTGCGGTTTATGCTGTTGCCAACTCTTCCGTTAATGTAACCTTGCTGGCTCGTAGCTAAAAGGAATAATGGACGCTAATCCAACTCCCCAATCAACAGTTAACGCTGGCTTGTCTGGGGTAAATCCGAATCCAGCTCTTGAGAAGATAAGGTTGACGACGATCAACAATCTTACTCGAATGCTTACGTTTCGCAGACAATATGATCAGCGTCGCTCCACCTTCTATCGTCAGTATGTTGGTCAACGGGATGCTCAGAAATTCCCTGACAACATAACCAATCGAGCTAACACTTTTGTACCTTATCCGCTATCCAACACCGAGACAATCGTCTCCCGTGTTATGGATGCGTTTTTCTCGTTTGCTCCGTGGTTTGAGGTGAATGGTTCAACAGAGGCTGACGATCAAGCTTCCGATGCAATGAGTCTTGTGCTTCTGAAGAAACTTGACGAAGCGAAACTATTAGACTCTATTGAGGCCCTGGTTCGTAATATTGTTATCTACGGCCATGGCGGAATCAAAGTCGATTGGAATTGGGATTATAAGACTGTAGTTAAGCCTGCGGCTCAATACGCGGTAGATGAAAATCAAGAGCCCATTATGAATCCTCAAACGGGCCAACCAATCATCACAGGCTACAAGTCGCAACCGTTCAAGGTTCCGATGGCCTGTCCTCGTATCAGCGCTATTGACATCTATGATCTTATGTGCGATCCCGACGACGGGATTATCGCTCATCTAACCGAGCGCACTTTCGTAGAGATGAAACGGGAGAACGAAGCTTACACCGCTGCAAAGGGAACTCCGCTATACTATCCTGACGCGCTACAGCGCATCGAAACTCGGTTGAAGCAGGTTGCTCCCGACGACTACGAGAGTGTCATTATCCGTTTCGCTGAACTGTGGAATGTCTATGAGGGCACCTGCACCATCATAACCTATGGCGACGACAAAGAAGCCATGGCGTGGAAAGATCTACGTGCTAGTTTTCGCGCAACCAATATCTCTTCGTATAAGAGAAAGATATATGAAGGTAATGAGGTTCTATGGTATGGACCTAATCCTTTTGATCACCAGCGTAACCCTATCCTTCACACTTCTTTCATTAAGCTGCCTAACGAGTTGTATGGACTTGGTAACGTTGAAATTATTTCCGATCTTACAGAATCTCTCTGTAAGTTTGTTAATATGGTCACTGATAATTGGAATATTGGTATTAATCGTCGGTTCGCGTATGATGTTAATGCGGATATTGACCACGAAGCTCTCAACCAGATGAACGTACCGGGCGGTAAAGTACCGGTCAATGGCAACCCAAACGAGGTTCTCTTCCCTCTTCCCATGTTCACACCTAACGCTGGGGACTATCAGATACTTGATCTGTATAAGGGAATGATTGAGATGACATCTGGAGTATCCGATTTCTATGCGAAGGGGTCTGGTAGCCCTACTGGTAATAAAACCGCAACCGGAATCTCCAGTGTCATCAACGAATCGAATTTCCGTTTCAAGATGTTTATCCGGAACTTAGAGGTAGACATCCTTCAGCCTTTACTTGCTATGTGCGCAAGCATGGTTCAGCAATTTATGAGTGACCCAGAAGAGGTCATGATTACTAAGAATCCAATGGGGCCAGCTATTCCTAAGTGGCAGTCTATTGACCCTTCGGCCATTATTGGGAACTTCGAGTTTAACCTTGTCGCAGCTAATTACGCAACCTCTAAAACTGTCCGTCAACGGAATCTCATGGCGTTTATGGCTCAAGCTGCTCAGTCTCCCTATTGGAAACAGGGCGAGGGTCTCAGAGAGCTTGGTAAGGTTATGGAGATCAGAAACATCGACGAACTCCTAAAATCCGATCAGCAAGTTCAAATGGAACAACAGGAAGCTGTTCAGCAACAGCAACAGCAGATGTTGATGCAGGAAGTTGTTAACACCGAATCTAAGATTGAAATAGCTAAAGCTCACGCCGCATTGGGGCTCGGTAAGGGTGGCGGAGGTGGCAGTGGAGGAGCAAAAAAAGCAACTCCCGCCAGGCATAACCCCTCCCACGGTTTGCCGGATAAAGGCGGGCGACCCTCGTTAGTGCAACATGAGGGAACTATTCCAGGTGCTGGTGTAACCTCAGAAGCTAAATTAACAGGTCAGCAAAATGGAATGAATGCTTTGGGGCTTGGACAAATGGGTGAGGTGCCTAGTGCTTAAAAGGATATGGGATGCTATAAGAGGGGTTGGGCCTGGAATATCTATTGTTGAAATAGATTCTCGCCTAAACCTTATTCGCGGAGACGATGATTCAATCGCCTCTCTCGCACAGCATCCAGGTTTCGTGGCGCTGACCAATCGCTTTCAAATGCAGAAGGCTTTTCTCGAAGCCAAACTCAAACGAGAACGCCAGAAACGCACAGAAGATTATTTCAACCTCCAGAATGGAATTGAATGGGCTGATTTCTATAACGCCCAGGTTGATAAGGCCGTCATGAAAAAGAAAGAGGTTCAGGCTGTTATGCCTAAACCTAATGAACGCGCCGAGTTTGAACGAGTTTTCGCCCAGTTTACGGGCGTTTAAGACAGACTCACAAGGTCTGAACCCCTACATGAATTTCCCACAAGGACAACATGCCAGATACAAAGAACGGGTATTTTGATTTCTCAGATGCCCCGAATAGTGGAGAAAGTCTCGACGATATATTCGCCTCGACTGAAAACACACCAGTAGCACCGCAGCAAATAGACCAACCGCAGGAACCGGTTACTCCGACAACTCCTGAACCTTTCCTAAAGACTGCAACGGGGACGGTTTATAATACGGTAGATGATGCAATCACGGGTGTTGAGCACAAAGATGCATTAATTACCCAGTTGAGGCAAGAGCTTCTTCAGGCAACTAACGTTGACCCATTGAAGAAAAAGCCTGAACCCCAGACAGTAGATCCGAATCTGGTTAGCTATATTGATAACCCAAAGCAATACTTTGCGGATATCAAGAAAGCTCAAACAGAAGAGGAGGTTCTCCGAATCCAGCAACGTTTCGTAAATGAACAGCTGGCTCCGTATGCTCCCGTGATTGCGTCAGTTGTAAAGTCGCAAGCTGTGGATAGTATCGTTTCAGAGATTCCAACCTTTAGGACGTTCCTAGGCTCGCAAGAGTACAAGGATACCCTTGAGAGTTTTCCACTGTTGAAGCAAGGTATCCAGTTTTCGGAAACTAATCCGAACATGGCTGGAGATCTGGTTCAGCTTTATCGCATGGCATATGACGCATCTGCCGGAAGAAACATGCCGAAGACGGTACAAGCGAGCACGATAACAACGCCCGCAGCTACCGCTCGACCGACGGTTTCTTCTACTCCCGTAACTCCTCCTCCTACAAGTTCTCAGACAGCCCCTCCGTCCTTTGGTAATACCGCTGGACGTAAGGCTATCATAGAACAGCAGGAAGCTGCTGGAGCTGCAAACCTTCGGTTCTAAATCCGAAAGGTAAATGTAATGTTTAATAAGATTTTTGGTATCGCCCTTAGCTTGGTCGGCTTCGGTGCTGATGTTGTCACGGTCACTTCTGGTACTGCTGGCAATGCTGGTAACGTAGCGGCTGACTTGCAGACTTACTTCAGCGCAAAGCTGTTGGAAGTTGCAGAGCTTAACACTATTCTCGATCAGTTTGGCGAGAAGGTGCCGATTCCTTCCAACTCTTCGAAGACGATTCAATTTGTCCGTGAAGAGAAGTTTTCTACCCCGTCAAGCCCGGTTCAGCTGACGGAAGGTATTCCGCCTGATGCGGTTGGTTTGACCCTTAACCAGTTTGACGCCGTGGCTGAGCAATACGGGTTTTTGTCCCGTCTGAGCGACCTGGGCGAGTTGACCGCGAAGCATCCGATTGTGCAGCGTACAATGTACCTGCTTTCGTTGCAAGCGGCTGAGGTCTATGATCAACTTGTTTTTAATAACCTCACTGTAGCAACTTCTATCTACTACCCCGGTGGAGCTGTTAGCAATGCCACCACCACCGCTTCCGACACTATTGGTTATAACGACCTTGTAGCGTTGGATGCGTTGCTGAATGATCAAGGTGCCCGTCCTATGGACTCCGGTGACTACGTTCTCGTAACGGCGTCCCAGGTTTATGCGGCTCTCCTGAAGGACCCCGACTACAAGGCTTCTCATCAGCTGTCTTCGCCAGATAAGATCTGGCGCGGTGAAGTTGATCAGCTTGCCGGTTTCCGAGTGGTTCGTTCGAATGCTCCGGCGTTCGCTGCGATCTCTCAGGCAACCAGTGGAGCGGCCAACAAACTGTATGTCTCGTTTGCAATTGCGAAGTCTGCCTATCAGATTAGCGACTTGCAGAATCTGAAGGTATACGTTGTGGCTCCCGGTGGTCAGTATGATCCGTTGCAGCAGTCTCGTAAGATGGGTTGGAAGTTCGCTTTCAAGACCCTGATTACGAACAACAACTGGATTTACAAGGTCATTTCAGCTGGTGCTTCCTCGGTTAACAACTAATTAGGATGGGGGAGTTAATTCTCCCCCGCCCTCTAAGGAGACTAACATGGGATTCATTGGTAAAGATAGATCAAACGAAAATACTGCGAGCTGGTTTACTACAGCTCCTACAGCTGAACAGGAAGCACAGCAAGACACAGTTACCACCTATGATGTTACTTACAGTAGCGACGGAATTGCTCGTTGCTATGGCAGCGACAGTATGGATGGAGATGGAGACTAATTATGGCGAAGTTTGAAGAGTCCCGCCCCGATCATACGGTACATGAATTGCACCGTCCGATGGGACACGGGATGATTGATCAGAAGCACGGTAAGGGGATGCGCAGTCCTATTGTTAGCTCGGTTCCGAGTATTGACAATGGTAGCGTGCCCGGCGAAGGTGGAGTTGGCGCTCCCGGTGTTCCCAATGGGGAATACGGCAGTTCTGATAACATCGGCGGTTAAATATAGAGGGGTTGTGGCATGGCGCTACAGCCCTCTCTAACAAAGGATAATAAATGGCTAAGGTCGATTTGCCCGCAGTAACAGGTTCTAAACCTGACGGGCGTTATGTAACAGTTCCGGAAACGGATCTTTTTGGAATGACCCACCCTGGAGTTCGTCTTAACACGGAATCCTACGACGCTGGTAAAACCTATTTTCTAGACAACGAGCGAGCAGGAACAATCGAGGATGCTTTGAAAGGCTATGAAGAGTCTACGCGAAGAGTGCTCCAACCCCGACAAGATGCTAAGGCTCTCAGAGATGTTGAAAAGGGTTCTGGTAGGGGGATGGAACGTGTCACTAGCCCCGCCTAAATTAACCTTTATTCAGGCTGTTGCGAAGATGGAGGGATTCTACATGAAAGGGTCCCGTCCTCAGCGCAATCATAATCCTGGCGATATAGAATTTGGGCAATTCTCTAAGGCTCATGGGGCAATTAAAGCGGAACAGCCGCTTGGACGTTTCGCCGTATTTCAGGACGACGCAACCGGATTTACTGCCATGAAAGCTTTGTTTGAAGCTCAGGCATATAAAAGCGACACCATCCGTCAAGCTATAGCTAGATGGGCTCCTCCGCCGGAGAACGATGTAGACGAGTATGTAAAAAACGTGTGCAACTGGACAGGCCTGCCAGAGGACACTCTTATAGCCGGAATTCTGTAGCCCAGGCCTAACCCCTCTTCACCTAGAAGAGCATCTAAAATTACGGTGTTTGGCATATGTTTACTTCTTTTATTCTTGCAGTTGTACAAGCTATCAACTCCATTAACTCCAACGTCTGGGCGATTGTTACCCTTGGCGCTGGAGTTTTTGTTTCTATACACAATCCTTCGATTGGATTCGGTTTGGTTACGGGATCTTTCGCAATCATTCAGAGCAATAATAACAGTGGTAAGAAAGACTCGCCAAGTGCATAAATTTTTATCGATTCTATTTTTAATATTGGGCGGGGCTTATGCAATGGCTCAACCTAATGTTGCACCGATCCTTGGAAAGCCTAATGTGTTTACCGCGAAGAATAGTTTTGCGCAGGTTAATAATACAATATTTTCAGGTACGGGAACTTATGCTACTCCGCAGATCGCGGTGACGTATGCGTGTACACTTGGTACGAATGTTACGGTGGAGATTCCTGTTGGCACAGGTGTTGGCGTTGTAGTGACAAGTTTAACTGGATGTTCTACGGTTGACATTGTAGACAATATAGCCGCAGTGCCCGCTTTTTATTTGTACACAGGTGGGGCAATTGTTCTTCAGGGTGGGGGTGGGGGTGGTAGTATTCCCGCAACTCCAACTAA